TCCCGCCATTGCCAGATTCAGTGAGGGAATAAGCATGTCCTGAATCTGAGTGGTGGTAAGGCCCAGCTGGCCGAGCAGAACTTCCGCTTCGGCAATCTGGTTAGGCGTATATGTAGTGGTTTGCGCAAGTGTCCTGTTGATGGTATCCAGATGCTCCATCTGCGCCGTGGTGAACTCACCAACTGCCTGCGTTTCGCGCATCAAGTCATCGTAATCTCTATAACTCAATACGCTTTCTTTGCCAAAATTAAAGGCTTTGGAACTGACAGAATCGAGCATGCTCCCCAGGTTGAGTAGCGCACTGCCCAGCTTTCCAAAACTGCCATCTACGTTACCGCCAATGGTAATGACAGTGTTAAGCGATCTTTGTCCCATATGTAATGACCTCCGTTACATAGCCCCGATGATTCCTCCATCGCCATCATCGAACACAAAAAAATAAACGGCGGTATTCACATCGTAAACACTGCCGTTTAGAGCTTTAAGAATAGGAGTTGTGATTCCGGGTCTATCTGTGCTCGCGATGGTATAACCATCGTCAGCAACGCAGAGAATGATTCCGCGCTCAATGAGCGCTCTGCCATCTGGCTGCATATGCTCCCTCCTCAACGAATGGTATCAATGCAGCGGCGTAATATAAGGCTCGTTTTCTCGTTTTTGAGATCATGCTCGACTTCTTCTGCAAGCCATTTGCCGCCAAGGTTTTCATCGGCCTGTATATCAACGCGTACCAGTGCGCATAATGATTCATCGAACGTCATAGCGATTTGCAAGGTCTCCGCCTTGCGATTGTTGGTGAGCAGCATGCCTCTTGCCCACCTTCCAGCAGTAAAGGCATCCCTTGCGGGCAAATCAGCAAGCGTCCTGTGCTGCATGCCATTCACAGCAGTATCGACGGCGGACGCCGTTGCGTGAGGTGTTTTAATCGTAACGCCTGCCCAGCGCATTTTGTCTTGCAGACAGTACATAACGCCTTGTTGATCTGCACGCAAGGCTATACTTCTGCTTGTGCGCAGCTTTTGCGCATATTCAATGGCAATCGCCGCCAGTCTGCCGTTTACACACTTTAGCGTTGCACCCTCCCACTCAAGGAGCCTTGTAATAAAAGCGGTGCAGGTTTCGTTTTTGCGAAGCAAATAGGGGTAAACAGCATTTTCGTCTAAACCGTAGATTTCGGCGTTCATACCAAGCTCTGCCGAGCACGAATCCATGATCTGCTTGAGCGTCGCGTTTTCATAGCTGGCCCATCTTTTCAGTGCTGCGGCGCTCGGTGCGCTCGTAGCAAAGAGGCGGAATTTGCTGTTTTCAGGAATGATTGATTGCAAATACATCCTGCCCGTGGTAAGACTGTCGAGAGATACGTTTATATGATCGTCGCGCTGTGGTTTCCACCGATACCAGCGCTCCGCGTTTTCTAACTCTATATCAAGGCTGTCAAGACGACCTCCGCCTGCTTCGTGATATACGCACTTACGAATATGCACTTCGCCGGTGATGTCAGCACCTTCGTATACAAGTTTCACGCCTGACGCCTCCTTTTCAAGTGATAAAACCGGCGAGAGTATCCATCTCGCCGGTTTATGGATTTATTTTTCAGGCCGCAGCCTGCGTAGTGCGGCAACAACCGCTTCTTCCAGGATTTCAATATGCGTCAGCTCGACACACATCATGTCTGTGACGGGCGTTTTGCTGACGAGTGCAAGCATCGAAATCAATTCGAGGAATGATTCTTCGCCGTCCTGGAAGCGAGAACGAAAAAAAGCGATGCGACCTGAACCGCCTTTACAGCGTCGGCGGCGCCCATGTCGCGCATGATGTCGATGGCGGCAACCTTCTTGCTCATGTTCTGTTTTTCGGCACTGATACAGAAAAGGTTGAACGCTTGCACCGCATTGATCTTGTAGATGTCGGTATTCCCGGCGTCAGACATAGCGCGGGCATATTCAAGGCCGGTGAGACGGGTAAAGTCGTAGTCCAGTTCGGTGACATCTTCGCCGCCGGCGCGGATGGGTTTGTCTAATGCCAGCGTACCGCGCGCCATCCTATCGCGTGTTTCTTTTATTTTCTGCTGGATTTCTTCGGGAGTAGGGGGCTTGGACGTCTGCTGCGCCTGCTCCACAGGTTGTTGCGGCGCTTCCTGCGCGGAAACGGGATTTACCATCGGTTCTTCACTCATAGCAATTCCTTTCCAAAAAGAGCAGGGAAAAACGCAAACGTGTGCGTTTTTCCCTGTGGGATTAGTTCAGCAAACTTTCAATGTCGCTGGTATAGTCCTTGCCGTTGACCTTGAGGATACCGGCAGTTACGTCAATCAGAATGACGATTTCGCCGTTGACCTCCTTTTCATAACGCAGGACGCTGTACGTTTCCGTAGTACCGAGCGGGTTTTTCTGCTCGACCGAACCACCCTTAGACGACTTGAGCACGCCGGTCATACGGTGCTTGATGCTCTCAAGCTCCATTTCGCCTTTGGCGCTGTTGAACGCCTGGCGCGCAATGCGAAGCTCGGTAAAATGCTTGCCGGGAGAGGAAAGAAGGTTGCAGTTCAAGCCATTGTTGTGCTCGATGCTGTATTCCATAGCATCAATATGGGTCATGCTGGGAACGTCAATGGCGGCGACCATGCCGCTGGAATCGACCTCCGTAGTCGTAAAGGCGATTTCGGGCAGTTCCATGCTCTGCACGTCCTCAATCACGTTCTCGTTGTCGAGGACGCGAATACCCTCCACGTTACAGGCAATCTTCTTGGGCATCGTGGGTTCCTCCTTGTTTTAGAATAACCCTCCCCGTTAAGCCGGGGAGGGGATGGGCTGTGAATCAGGCGAAATAGGTCGCAAAACCTTCGTTCGTCCACGCGACGATAGCCGTCATGCTCTTGGCAAGCGGCGTGGTGGTCACGCGGAAAGCAAAGGTGTAATCGCCCTTGACGAGATCGCTGATGCCGTTGGCATCGGCATCAAGCTCCACAACGCCGTAGGTAAGAGCGCCGATCTTGACAAGGGCGTCAAGCCGCGCCTGTTCCTGAGAGACGATGGAAGCGATGTCGTTCTTCGTCATGGGTTTGTCAACGCTGCGCATACGGCGATGCTGGAAATCGTTGCTCAGGTAGAACAGCATCATGCGGTTGGTTTCCGCAATGTTGACTTCGGAGGCTTCGGTCTGGTTGTAATCAGCGCTGTGACAACCCCAGATCGCCCAGCGACCGCCGACATAGGCCGCGCTGGCAATGCCGTTCTTGTTGAGCTTTTCATTTACCATGTCATCGCCCCAGATGCGGCCAAGATTGCTTTCGCCCATGTAGAGATTCTGGATGATCTCGCATTCGGTGTTGCTGGCCGTCTTGTAGGGAATGCCGTCCTGCGACACCAGCAGCTTTTGGAAGTTGGCCGCAGCAAGAACGGACAGGTGATACTTCTTGCCATCAGTACCGACAGCCATCGGGAAGTAAACCGTTTCATTCTCCTGGGTGTAACCGTTGGTCTGCTTCCAGGTGGCAGCATTACCCATGGTAAGCTCGTTTTCGTCCTCATCAACAAGGGGAAGATCGGTCATCATGTACACATCCCAATGATGGTTGATCTTCTTGGAGGCCGTAATCATGGCGGCGTGCACGGCGGGGATGCTGCTGAAACCGGGGGCCAGAAGATAGCTGGGGATGAAGCCGGTCGCCTGATAGACATTGCGAATGGCATACAGGCCGACGTTGGAACCCTCGTCATCCGTCAGGCCGATCACATCCTCGGCGGTGACGCTGGCAGGATCGACCGTATCGTAGGTAACGGTCAGTTCCTCGGTGCCAAGGGAACCGGGGGCAGCTTCGGCGATGGTGAGGATGGCGCGGTCAGGACTGTAATTCATAGAATAATCCGTTCCTTTGGTTTTCCCATTGACAGAAACAGAATCCATGATGATATTCCCAGCCGCAGCAATGGTAATGCGACCGTTGGCGGGCGTGAGGGAAGTGGTCGTTGCCTGGGAAGCCTTGTGCTTCGTGGGATCAAGCACGTTGATAAGCACCAGGGGGCCGACGCCGTTCAGGTCAAAGAAAACGTGCATGGCTTCGCAGAGCGTGAAATCCGCCCACTGATCGCTGTAGCCAAAATACTTTTTGGCCTCGGTCATATTCTGAACGGCAATGGGCTTGTTCACGTTTTGCGTGCCGCCCGCAACAGTGTTCACGGGAGCAGTACCCACGATCACGATGGCGTTCTGGCTCTGCGCGGCGATTTTTGCACCGGCAAGCTCAGTAAGACCATACGCGCCGTGGAGGTAGTCGGGAAGCGTGTACATCGGTTATACCTCCATTCGTTATTTCAAAAGTTCCTCTAATGCGGGATTGGGCCCTTCGGTCACATGACAGAGGAAATTGACAAAGATTACGCCGTAGTACATCGGTCGTTTGTCCACGATATAGCTCTGATCCGTATAAGGCGAATATTCAAGGGAATCATCGTCAAGGTACAGGTCAGTTCCGGGGATGGTTCTGACGGCCAACAGCTTTTCCTTCGCGTCATCCAGCCAGTCATAAAGCGTCATAAGCCCTTCTTCGGTAGCGTCGGCAATCTTTGTATGATCCACCGTGCCGTCGTCTTTCTTCCAACCAGGGAGGAATATTCCCGGTTCATAAAGCTCAAAGAGCATTTGAACGCTCAACGTTTGGCTGAACTCCTTCGGTCTGCGGACGTTGCTGTAGCGGTCAAACCGTTTTTCTTCAACGTGTTTCGCTTTGGATGGAGCAGGCATAATCAATATGCCGGGACATACGTTGGACGGGTCGATGCCAAACGTCTCTGTGGCGTTTGGCATTGCCGGTGTCCAGCCCAGGAAGCAGCTCGGCTCCTGATAGGTGATTCCTTTGAGGTTTCCATCGTTCGCGGGCGCTTTGTATGAACGACCTTTGCAAAGATTCTCAATCGTCCATTCCTTCAATCCCTGCAGGCGCTGGCGTGTTCTCATAACGCCACCGCCTTGGGTTCGTTGCTGACGAGCAGGATCGTGTACATGCCCTCGTCAATCTGACGCTGCAATATCTTCATCGGCTTATTGTCGAAGATGATATGCTCGTTGGGAATGACGCGACCAGGGAAGCCCTCGACCTTGGCGTACACAACGGTCTCGGTCGTGTTGTTATCCCAGCTCAGGTCAACAACATTATTGTTTTTGCGTTTGAGCGCTACTTCTTCGTCACACACGCAATCGAGCTCACATCCGTTCCAGATGTGCTTGCTGGCGTAGTGATCGAAGTTGATGAAAACCCTGTCAATATCGGCCTTGATGCGGTCTTTGAGGCTCATTCGTCCTTGAACTTAGCTGCCTTTTCAGCGCTGGTGCGCTTGGATTCGGCAGGCTTTTCAGACTTAGGCGCGGGCTTGGCCGTCTCGTGGACAAGAACGGCCTGTCCGCTTTCGATCAGGCGAGCGCCATATGCAGCGTTGACCGTTTTGGTCTCGCCGGTCGCAATGTGCTTTACCTTCACTTGGCATTCCTCCTCGCACTCTTTTTGGCCTTGGGCTTTTCTTCATCCGCTTCAGGCTCGGCAATGATGCCGTCCGAAACGTCGATCACCGGCGCTTCCTCCGCTTCTGCTTCCTCGTCTTCTTCCAGAACGGTTTCCTCGACGGATTCCGGCTGATTTTCAGCCTCAGCAGGGGCAGGCGAATCCTTCGGAACAGGAACACAGGGAACAGAAAAGGACGCGCCCGTTTTGCGGATCGCGCCCTTTTCCAGAAGTCTTTTTTCCTTTTCCTCGGGAATGTCAGCGTTGATGATCTCGCCCGGCGTATACAGCACTCCATTCACGCGGACGTAGTGAATAGCGACATATCCAGTAGGCATAGAAAGCTCCTTTCTGCGCCTTACAGCACATTCGCCACAACCCACGCATCCACGTTGAAGGGCATGATGGTGGGGCAGGAAGTCAGACGGTTCTTCACGGCGTTGTCATTCACGCTGGCGTAGCGCAGGGGGACTTCCTTCTT